TAGCCCGACGCCTCTACCTTTGGGATGTTGCGCCATCTTCCGATCTCGGGAGATTGGCCATTAGTCAACTAAAGAATGCGGCCCGACCTGTTTACTCTCTATCAAATGGTGATTTGTATATGTGCGACGTAGATGGCAGGCAAATAACAGGCAGACTGATTACTGGAAACGGTAATTCTGGAATGCGTGTGAATCTTGCTACCCTCCGCGGCGTGCCTTGTATTGCCATGGGAGACGACTGTGTTGAGTCAGCTCGAAACAAGAGCTCGAAAGTATTTTACGAGTCATTGAATTTAAATCTTGAAGTTACTCATAACGACACTCCAGTAGGTGCCGTCTTTTGCTCTGCGCGATACCTCCGCAGGGGAGAAGCGGTTCCAACGAATTGGGCCCGAACTCTGTTCAGGTTCTTTAGTAGGAAAGCATACGTCGCGGACTATCTTCAGTTTGCGGAAGAGCTACGCTGGGTAGACCCCATTCAAAGAGACCCCATCTTGCAGCGGTGCAGAGACGTCGCGCTCACGAATGAGCTAGCGCGTCTCGCCGTGGCCGAGGAGGGCGGCCATGGGTCGATCTAAGCGCAAGACCCCAGCTTCGGCTGGGGGGAAGAAGCCTGCAAGGCAACTTCCTGCCGTTACAGTTGTACGGCAGCTTCAGAACAAACAACTGCCCCCGCGTGCGCCCGCGGCAAAGAAATTGGCGCAGACAGCTAACAAGCCGAATATCGTGTTTATACGAAACTTTCCGCCTGTTCACTACCGACCAATTCGAAATTTGGCTCTATTACCCATGCGCGTGAGTGCGCGGGTGGCTAAAGAACGAGTGAAAATGCTGAAGTCTGATGAGGAGGAAACTCCCCGTTGGAATGCGGCTAATAGCTCGATTATTAAGCTCAGTTCTCTCAATCCTTTGGGAGACCGCATGACCAATTCTTCGTACCCGTCGAGACCTCTTCATATTTCCGGTGGTCCTGCAAACACTGGTTTAGCCGCTTGTGCGGTTTGGTACGCGAAAGCGTTGACGAACCCATTCGGCCAATTTGAAGAGTTGCCCTGCATCCCGTCCAGCCCAGCTGTACCGTCGTATCGTTATCGAGCGCTCTCACGAGGCTCCTTCGTTACTTCGGGCACGACTGGTGTTGGATTTGTGATGATAGCTCCTTATGTTCCGTGTAACAACGTGAGCAATGCTATCTTCTATTCTTCCCTGACCACTTATGCTGGTTCTGCTTTTGCGAACACAGGCACAGGTGTGGGCACAGCTTTTAAGCCATTGCCATATCAGTCAACTTCCTTTAGTGGAACGACCGTTATTCAAGGAAAATTAGTCGGTGCCGGACTTCGAGTCCGCAACATCACTCAGGCCCTCAACGTTGGTGGCATCCTTTATGGAGTGACCATCCCGTCTGATGGGTCCTTGCAAGGCTTGTCACAGTCACAAGTGACGTCTTATCCAGGAACTCTGTTGGTTCCCCAAGTTTTAGCGCCAGCTAATGAGTGGTCTGTTGTTATCCTACGTCCATCTGACGTGACGGATCTAGACTACAATGATGCTGGTGTGATTAACTTCAGTGCGTGCATGGGATTCATGGCAATGGCCCCCGGACCCTAAGTGACTCACACTTTCGGGTATGAGTTTGTTGAGTTCTGGGAGTGCATTGGCACCTCTTCGGTTACTTCTGAAAGAGTACCGGAACTCCAACTTGCACACGCTGACACAGTTGGCCTGGATAGAGTGACTCAAGCGGCGCAGGAAATGCCTAACAGCCTACTCCAGAAAGACAATAATAAACAAATGGCAGAAG